TCAGCATCTTGGATAGAGGTTGATGGTGCTGTCGAACAGACCCTGCTGCTCGAATGCGAACACCATGTCGTCGATGCGCTGCTCCGTAACTGAGCCTGGGGTGGCTCCCTCACCGAGGATGGCGAGGCATTGCTTGGCGTTTCGCAGGGCGGTCTCTCCTCCAGGGCGACCCTGCCAGAATCGTTTGTAGGTAAGCTCGGCCAACTCCTTGAGACTGCTGGGATTTCCGTTGGCTGAGCCGCTGGTTTCTGCTACCATCTCGCCCCTCATGAGGGCGGCTTTGGTTGCCTTCTCCCAGGCTTCGGCTTCGACCTGGGTTGCGAATTGCCTCCGGTACTTTCCTCCTTGGTGGTTGACTGTGGCCTCAAAGCCACGACCTCTTGGCTTTACCGGCATGGTTCTCTCCTCGCTCGGGTGGTGAAATTGGTAGACACAGGGCACTTAAAATGCCCCGACCTACGGTCTTGCGGGTTCGAGTCCCGCCCCGAGCACCAACCTCTGTTACTTCTCTCCGATCAGTTGGGTCAGTGACTCGGCAAGGCGCTGTCCTTTCGGGGTCAGCTTGACGACTTTGCGGCGGCGCTCCATCGGGTCTTCTGCAGCCACAACCAGATCCATTCCTGGCTTGTTCAGCCGGTGGACGCGGGACAGGGCCGACACGTTGCGGCTGCAGGATGCTTGGGAAATGCCAACCTTCTCCGAAAGCTCCTTCATGGTGATGCCGGGCTGCATAGCGACCGCGATGAATGTCTGGGCGGTCTGCATCTGCATCTCCTGATCGAAGTCGCGGAACCGCTTGAGTACTTCCTCGATCACTGCGAGAGCTGTCAGAGCCATGTGTGTTACCTCCTTGATTCGTTGGATATGACGATGTGGAATCGCCACACCCAGAGTAAAACATCATTCGGTTCGATGATCCAGTCTAGCATCTGATGCGGACGTGCATTACTGTCGAACTCAAAAAAGCACCGCTTTCCAAAAATCCGGGGAGAGCAAAAACTGATGTACATCTTCTCGTATCGACCCTTGTTGCTTATGCACTCGGCAGACTTCGAGCGTCCACCTCTCTAGTACGTCTTGCCCTGCGAGTTCCTTTCGCCCTGGTGCGCTTCGACGACAGGCGCTACCAGACCGATTTACTCCTAAGTGATGCTCACGAAAAACACGGTGATGCCTATCAGGATCGCTATAACCCCCAGATCCAGCGCATCCTCCAGGGAGATCATGCTGCGATCTCAGGAGGCACCGCGTTGTTCTTCACCGTGACACCGTCCAGCGCTACCTCCAGCACGGCGTCAGCGTTGACTCGGCGGTAGCCCTTGTGTGGGACGTAGATCAGGTAGAACTTGCGGTGCTTCGAGTCTCGCCGGTAGCTGCTCGGGACGTTGCCCCAGCGGACACCGACACGGCCATTCAAGGTGCGGACTTCGCCGTTGTCCTTGAGGAACTTGATGGTCAGGAAGCGTCCGTTCGAGGACTCGATCAGTTTGTCAATGGTTTGATTCATCCGATGTGCTCCTTTGGTGCATTGCCCCTTTTGTGTATGAATCCGGGCGCAAAGGTTGGGACTGGAAGTCTTTCTTTCAAGTGGCACTCTGCTGCCAAAGTGCCACTTCATTGACCTAGATCAACAAAATCACGCAGCCGGTGCCAGCTCCTCAGCGTCGATCTCGAAGGGCAGCTCCGGCGGCATGTCGCCAGCCTCGAAGCGGTTCAGCAGGGTGAACACGCCGCTCGGCAGCATGAAGTGTTCGCCGCTCACGTCCTGGCAAACCACGTCGGTCAGCGCTCCCTTGTAGGTGGCCACGATGGTGAACGGACCATGCTGCATCAGTTTGGCCAAGTCCATGTGGCAGACCTTCTCCACGATGCCTTCGACGATGATGCGCCCGGTCTTGGTGCGGTTCAGCACGTCGAAGTTGAAGGTGCGCCCGATTACCACGTCATCCAGGGCATCTGCCTGTACAGCACGCTCCATGGTCTTGGCGATCATGGCGGTGTAGGCAACAGCGGCGATTTTCTTTAGTGCGTCGTTCATAGGTCATTTCTCCTAGTAGTGGGGCTAATTCAAGCCCTGGGCGTCACAACCCAGTGGCCTTTGCGAACTCGGGTGAGTCCAGTGCGAATACCCTGGCGGTGGAACCACCGGGCAGTCACGAGAACAGTCAGCAAGCAGCCTTCAAGTGGCATCTGCTGGTCGAGCTGGAGAGCGGCAGACATCAGTGCAGCCCCGCCAGCTCGGCCTTCTCGATCAGCCGGTCGAGGTACAGGAACTCGCTCCAGCTCAGCGCGCCCTCGTTGTAGGCACGCTCCAGGCGCTGGCGCAGACAGTCGGTGTCGATCACGAAGGCATCGGTTTGGCTGGCCCAGTGACGCCGGGCCTCGGTCTCGATGTGGTCGAATACGTCCATGGCACACCTCAGCAGTACAACAGGCCGCGCTTGGCCAGCCGCTGGGCGTGATAGGCGCGCTCGATGCGCTCGTTGCCCATGTCGTCGAAGTCGCCCCATTCCTTGGAGCGGCGCATGGTTTTGCGGTAGCGATGGTCGCGGGCCAGTTCGCGGCCCCAGTGCTTGAACGCTTTCATGGTTGTTGCCCTCATGGGGTTCAGTGGGTTCACTGAAGGCCACCCAGTGGATGGCCTTGGATGAAGCCACTAGCGCGAATGTTGCGTTGGTGGATTGTTTCAGCCGACAGCAATCAGCCCTTCGCGTTTAAGGACTGAGGCCATTTTCTTGCCGTGGGCGACGTAGCCGACAACCGAGACCGACTTATCCCAGCAAGCCCGGCAACCGGAGCACTTGCCGTCGTTCTCGTAGGCTTGGCAGACCTTGACGCCTTGGGGAGCCTGGGCAGCGCTGGGCACGATAGTCGAGCCATGTACGCCAGCCTCGAAGGTTCCGTCGACGTTGTCGCTTGAGCGGCGCACTACCACGTTCGGCAGTTGCTCCATCATGCGCAGCACCTGGGCGAACTTCTCGAACTTGTGCATCCGGGTCGGCAGCCAGTGCTTGACCCACGGAGTGCGAGCCATTACCTGATAGACCTTGTGAGCAAGGCGCAAGTCGTACAGGTCACCGGAGTCGAACCACCGGAAATAGCGGTCACTGTCCAGTTCCTTGACCATATCGTCCACCCACTCCTCCCGTTTCCAGTCTTGGCGGTTCTCTTGGCGAGGAGCCTTGACGTTGGCGAATCGGTAGTTGCCGGTGGTGGCGTAGCAGCCTTGGCAAGCTGGAACCAGTTCACCGTCTGCCCCAACAGAACCTGGGCAGGTAGCGATGGCCTCCAGAGACCAAGAGCGGATGCCATCCAGTTTAGAAGTAACACTGATGCGAATAGCCATCTGTAATTCTCCAGTTGTTGGGGCTTTTTCACTGTCGCATCCATCACGCGGGTGGATACTTCAAGGCGCACTCATCCTGGGAAGCCCCCAGTGAGACTGCGAGTGCGCCTTGAGGCATCCACCATCCTTGGGGATTACCGGCAATCCTTGCCGTTGGTGTTACCTACGGGCACCATCATCCAGATTGTTAAAGAGCGGTGAGCCTTTCGACTCTTGAGGTTGGCTTTCGCTTCCCTCTTGGCTGCGCATCTTATGCGCTGGTGGATAGTTTGTCAAGCGGCTTTTTGATCATTCCGGCTTGGCTTTGCTTGTGGGCTTGACCCTACGGGCTGCGCCACTTGCTTGACCTTGCGAACCCAGTCACCACGCGGGTTTTAACGTCTTTATCCTTGACTGTCGGTGACTGGCTGGCTTGATCTGGTAGGCCGCTTGGCGACCGTCCATGGCTGCGCATCTTATGCGCTGGTGGATAGGATGTCAAGTCTTTTGCGTGAAGGTAGGCATAACGCTGTATCTTGTGGTGTGACTGCAGGGTAACCACTAGATATTGTGGTCGAAGGAAAAAAATAAGACATGACACCACAAGCCCGCACAAGAAAAAGCGCAAGGCCAAGCCCAGGATCACCCACTAGAACGCCCAGGAAAGCCCCAGGATTGCCCAGGTAGCGCGCCCACTAGATAGGCCGATGGATTCATAGTCCTTTGCGAGGCCAGCAACGGCGCGACTTTGCGGGTCGTTTGTGTCGTGGCTTGTGTCGCCAGCCCCAGGATCAGCCCCAGGTGCCCCCCGGTGCCCCCTCGATTCGCAGCCCAGGTGCCCACCCCACCGGGGGGAACTCCAGGGCCAGGGTTGGCGCTATACCGTCTCGCATTTTTGGCAAAAACCAAGGGGTTCCCCTGAAGCTACCCCGTCGATTCAACGGGTCAGGTCTCGCCTCTAGCCCATCTCAACGCCGCACTTTGCGTGATCTTGGGGTAGTACCGGATCTGGTAACCCGACCCAGCGGTCAAGCAGTCACGATCAGCGAAGACTTTGTGGGGATGCTCGAAGGTGTCCCATTCGTCGTACAGGCGCTTACAGGCAGCGTCGTACTCATGGTCACTCCAGGGACTGGCTTCATCGAGCTGGTAGTACAGGAAGGAGGCCATGAGGTAGCGCACAAAGAGGAGCCTTATGGGCATCCCCTGGATGTCATGGTCATTGATGGTCATGGTTGGTACGGTCACAGCAGACAACTGACAGAGGGTGAAGCCTTGGTGTCAGTGAAGGAAGGATGGATGATGATGGTGGTCAGGGGAGGGAAAGCAGCAGACGACTGACAGAGGATCTAGTGTCTATAATCTATAAGTAATCTGTTTGTTTTCCCCTTTCCTCCAGAACTGTGTGGTAATTGAACGTCGTCGATCTTGCAGCGATCTTGCAGAGGAGCATCCTTGCTCCCCTGGTCAGATCACATCCATGTGTCAGCCTGGGGCGAATAGCCCAGGACGCTGCGTGCGAACTTCTGCAGTTCAGCGTCTAGGAGCCTCTCCCGGTGGCTCTGAGCGGCTTTCTCGGTATCCCTACCCATTTGCTCTACCCAGTACGCAACGGCTCCTGCAAGCGCATCCAGGCGGTCATCGTGGATCAATGCACCCTTGTCCTTGGTGATCCGGGTGAGCTGGTAGAACAGGCTGTACTTGGGATCAGGAGCTGAGTCGTAGTCCTTCTTCACGAGCGCCTTGTCGACCACCAGACGGTGCTGGTTCATCACCGGCTCCAGCACGTCGATGATCCGCTTCTCCTTCTGCATGGATGCCCTTGGGGCTTCCTCCAGGGTGACCGGGTGGAACCGAGTCATCCAGGGCTTGAGGAGTTCGAGGAACATGCCGTCACCGAAGTTGGGTTCGATCAGCACCAGATTGACCGAGTGCTTGGCTGCCACGAGGCATAGGCTCTTGAGGGTCTCGTCGTTGTAGCCCCCGGTGAAGCCACCGCAGTCGACCAAGTAGAGCCACCCGTGGAGCATCTT